GGTGTTGCGGAAGGAGTAGGTCTTGTTGACCTTTTTGCCGGTGTACCGTGGTTAGCAAGGGAAACCGCGGGCCAACAGGTACTGTCTACGATGCTTCGAGAAAGAGATCGACTTGAGCGGCATACCGACGATAAAACGGCGGACTATTTTCAGCGACTAGACTTACGCTCTAAAGGCGTGTTGGGCAACGAAAAATCCCCAAAAATAGCACTAAACACAATTGCTGGTCGTTCCGGCACCTACGACGACGCAATAGAGAACACTCTTGAAAGCCTGGGCTATAACAAAACCGAAAAATCAGAGGTTGCAAGACAAGTCGCTTTTTTAACCACGTTGGGTGTAGACCTTGCTTTTTTAACAAAGGTTATTGTTCAGAACGCTCCCAGAGGGTACAGGGCGGTCCGCGATGCGCTTAAAAACATGGGTAAAAACATGGACGAGGCAGACCAAGCCGTTATGAAAGCGGAAATGGAAACAGGAATTTCTCAAACGCCGGTACAAATGGAGATGGATTTAGCAGCGCCCAAAGCAAAACCCGTTCAAAACACACAAGAACAGGTTTACAATTTAGAAACCAGACTGTACGACTTAAACAACGTTATCAGGCAAGAAGGTGGTGTAATGAGCAAGACCAACCTTCAAAAAATTAATAAAGAAATAAACGAGATTCAAAGTAAACTAAACAAATTGCAGGGATACAAAAATGGGGGAATAGTACAAAATAGTGTAGACTATGCCCTAGAACAATGGACATAAAATGGCTGTAGACGAGAGCAATAAACCCACAAACATCGACAGAATCACGGACCTCATTGATTTAGACATTGAGGCGGGTCAAGAAGTCGAGATCGAAGCACCGCTGCCCACGGACAGCGATGTAGAGATCAATTTTGCGCAAGACGGAAGCGCGGTTCTTGATTTTATGCCCGATGAAATGAACGTCGAGGCAATGATTCCTTTTGACGCAAACCTTGCAGAATATATAGACGAAGGAGAACTGGGCGCACTTTCTGCACAACTTCTTGGAGATTTTGAAGAAGATCGAATGAGCCGTGACGAATGGGAAGATGCTTATGTCAAAGGATTGGATCTTCTTGGATTTAAATACGAGGACCGAGACAGACCGTTTCCTGGCGCAAGCGGCGTAACACACCCTCTTCTTGCTGAGTCGGTCACACAATTTCAAGCGTCTGCGTTTAAAGAACTGCTTCCAGCAAAAGGACCTGTAAAAACAGAGATCGTTGGTGCGGCAACTCCGGAAGTGGAAGCGCAGGCAGACCGTGTGCGCGAGTTTATGAATTATGAAATCACGTGTGTTATGGAAGAATACACACCTGAAATGGACCAGTTGTTGTTTTATTTACCGCTGGCCGGTTCTGCGTTTAAAAAAGTTTATTATGATCCTTCACTGCAAAGAGCAGTCAGTAAATTTGTTCCGGTGGAAGACTTGGTTGTGCCGTATGCGGCGAGTGATTTAGAAACATGCAGTAGAATCACACACGTTGTTAAGATGAACTACAATGAGGTTCGCAGCCAACAGCTTTCTGGATTTTATCGAGACATACAACTCACTCCAGCCTACAACACCACACAAACCGTATCGCAAGACAAAGTAGAAGAGATCGAAGGCATCAGTGGTGCTGGTAACGACATGATGTACGAGCTATTGGAGTTTCATGTGGTCATGGAAATGCCGGGATTTGAAGACCCAGATGGACTACACCTACCTTTTATTATTACAGTTGACAGAACATCTGGAAGAGTTTTGTCAATTCGACGAAATTATTACGAAAACGACCCCCTCAAACGCAAAATTCCTTATTTTGTGCACTACAAATTTCTCCCAGGACTGGGTTTCTACGGATTCGGTTTAATTCACATGATTGGAGGACTCTCCAGAACCGCAACAGCAGCTTTGAGACAATTAGTTGACGCAGGAACCCTGTCCAACCTCCCGGCTGGTTTTAAAGCCAGAGGCATAAGAATCAGAGACGATGAGACGCCTTTAGAACCCGGTGAATTTAGGGACGTAGACGCACCAGGTGGCGCTCTAAGAGACTCTTTGATGCCTCTCCCTTATAAGGAGCCAAGCGGCACTTTATTCCAATTAATGGGCTTTTGTGTAGAAGCCGGTCAGCGCTTCGCGGCCATTTCAGACATGCAAGTTGGCGAAGGAAACGACCAAGCGGCAGTCGGAACGACATTGGCGCTTATGGAACAGGGGACCAAGGTCATGTCCGCGGTCCACAAACGACTTCATTACGCACAAAAAACAGAATTTAAGATATTAGCAAGAGTTTTTTCTGAGTTTCTTCCGCCAGAGTACCCCTATCAGGTCGTTGGCGGAGATCAGATGATAAAACAGTCGGATTTTGATAACCGTGTCGACGTTATTCCGGTTTCTGATCCGAACTTCTTCTCTTTTGCGCAACGTATTTCGCTTGCGCAACAAGAGCTACAACTGGTGCAAAGCAACCCAGAAATACACAACATGAAAGAAGCCTATCGCAGAATGTATACTGCGTTAGGATCAGAGAATATTGAGGCACTTTTGATGCCTGATCCTCCGCCCCCTTCTCCGGTAAGTCCAGCGCTGGAAAATGCGGCGGCAATGATGGGTACGCCTTTAACGGCTTTTCCTGAACAAGACCATGATGCGCACATAGAGTCGCACATTACGTTTTTAGAAAACGCCATGGCGAAAATGAACCCAATGGTCTCTACAGCATTGTTATCTAACATTTTTCAACACATAGCGTTTAAAGCAGAGCAGATTGCTGAAGAACAGTTGCAGCAGTTGGCAGCAGAAGATCCGCAGTTGCAGCAACAACTGGCACAAGAACAACAAATGATGATGCAACAACAAATGATGCAACAACAGCAGCCAATGCCGCCTAATCCACTAAGAGAACAAATGAAAGCGCAAGTCGAAGCAGACTTACTAGAAGAAATAATGCCACGAATAAACGAAATTATGGACGTGACAGAAGGCAATGAAGGCGTATTGGCATTGAAACAACAAGAACTTATGATAAGATCACAAGAGAACGAAGACGATAAGCGTATCGCTGAAGAAAAACTAGATCTTGAACGAGAGAAGATGCGCGTGCGAGAAGAGACTGACGAAGAGAAGATGCGCAGTCAAGAAGACATCGCAGCATTGAGAGCATCTATTTCTCGCGAAAAAATGGAACAAGCTAAGAGAAAATAATGGCAAAAACAACAAGACCAAAATATACAGCAGACCCTTTTGGCGTGCCTTTTGGTCCCGGTCATCCGTTATACGACCCTATAAGGGGCGAAGAAGAGGGGCCTCGTCTCAATTTCGGAGGAAACAACCTTACAGAGGAAGAAATAGAAGCCATGATTGCTGCGGCTCTGGGCAACCAGCCAGACTTTAGCAATTTTATGACCGCGGCTGATGCACGAGAGCTTTTTCAAAACATGGACACCGGTCAGATTGAAGCCAATGTTTTACAAAAAATGGGTGTTCCAGATTTTCTAACAAACACTCAAGTACAAGATGCCATAAACCAAGCGCTCGGAGCAACTGACTTTCTAAGCCAAGAAGACGTTGCGCGAATGATTGCAGAACAAGGCGGACCAGACTTATCCGATTATGTAAGAACCCAAGACATATCGGGTTTTCTAAGCGAGCAACAAATTAGTAACATGATTAAAAACGCTCAAATGCAAGGCATGACCGAGCAACAAATCATGGATATGATTAAACAAGCCACAGGCGGTCAAATGAGCGATGACGCCATAAGAGAGCTTGTAGCCAATCAACTTGCTGGTTTAGAAACGGGTATAGAGACCAAATTTAATGCCATAGACCAATTAATGCAGGGTTTTGCAAGCGCAGACGAAGTTCAAACTTGGATACAACAAGCCCTTGGTGAAGGAATGACTCCAGAAATGGTTCAAGGTATTCTTTCCAATTACTTGCAAAACAACCCAATGGAAGGCGTGGACATGACAACAGTCCAACAAATGATTGCTGATGCCACCGCAGGAGTTCCAGGAATAGATGAAATTCAGAGAATGATTGATGAGGGTTTAGCAAACGGTCTTTCCCCAGAACAAATTAATCAAATGATTTCTGAGTATTTAGCCAGTAATCCAATAGAAGGAATTACAGCGGAGGGAGTCCAACAAATGATTGCCGATGCAATTGCTGGTATTGGAGGCGAACAACCCGGTGAAACAGCGCTGACGGAACAACAAATTCAAGACCTCATTGGGCAACAAGGATATTTAACAGAAGATCAAATCAAAGCCATGATGGGTGAAGCCGGTTATTTAGGAGAGCAAGGCGTAAACTCAGCAGTTCAAGCCGCGCTTGACGCAGCACTAGGCGAAGGTGGGGCTATTAGTGCTGCTATAGCAACCGCTACGCAGAATGCTGGCGGCGGAAGCACAACACCCGGATATACTCCTCCAGAGATGGACTTTGGGCCAGGCTCGTATACTCCTCCCCCTGCTGGAGACCCTTATGGCGGACAAAACCCATACGCTTTAATGTTAGGACAAAACTATGGAAAAACACCTTTTGCTGGTGGAACAACCACAGGGGCAGAAAACCCTTATGGATTAGGTAGTTTAGACCTTGGAAACGTGGCAAATTATAGGTTTAATACGCCAACACCGCTTACAACAACACCTTACCCCACGGGAATAAGTTCCATGTATTTTCAAGCACCTGAACCAGACGTTCCAACAGGTCTTTTTGGAGATCCTTTTACAGACCCTAATCATCCTCTGTATGGGACCATAGACCCAGTACCTAATTTTGAACGTCCCCCTGGCGGTTAAAGGAGAATAATTATTGACAGCGTAGATTTTGCTTATAAACTATTGAAAGTAGTACGAGAAAAGCAAGAAAGAGTACAAACGATGATGCTTAACGGCGAAGTAAAAGACTGGGAGCATTATCGCAATTTAACAGGACAAACAGAAGCTTTGGCTTATGTTATATCTGAGATAGATACGTTACTAGATAAATCAGGAGATTAAACTGTGAGTGACGCCACCACCGCCCTTGAAGAGAAGTGGGCGCAAGAAGAGGCAAGTAAAGCGCCTTTAGAAAAAGCTTACGAAAAAATTGGAAAGAAAAAATCGGATGAAGAAAAACTTAATCCGGAAAAACTTTCTTCTGATTTATTAAGTCAGTTACCGAGCCCAACAGGGTGGAGAATACTCATTCTTCCCTATCGCGGAAAATCTCGAACAGAAGGCGGTATTTACCTCACAGAGCAAACAATAGACAGACAACAACTGTCCACGGTCCTTGGTTATGTATTAAAGACAGGACCGCTCGCTTACCAAGACGAAGATAAGTTTCCAACCGGACCTTGGTGCGAAGAGGGAGACTGGGTGTTGTTTGGAAGATACGCAGGCTCTCGTTTTGACATAGAGGGCGGCGAAGTAAAAATTCTTAACGATGATGAAATCATCGCTAAAGTAGAAGATCCAGAAGCAATTCTGCACAATTATTAACATGAGGAGTAAATCATGCCAGCACAAGAACTGACAAAGACAGACGAAGAAAAAATGGTGGACCTGGATGTTTCCGGCCCTGCCGTTGACGTCGAACTACCACAAGAAGGCGCCGTTATATCAGAGGTTGCAGAGGAAGCGGAAACCCCGGAAGTACAGGTAGAAAGCGCAGAAGAGCCCGATAAAACCGAAGAGCTTGAAAACTACAGTAAAAACGTTAAAAGAAGAATAGACAAGCTAACCGCAAAACTGAGAGAAGCCGAACGCAGAGAGCAAGCAGCAACAACATTTGCTGAAAGCGTTAAGAAAGAAAACGAAGGCCTTAAAACCAGAAACAGTGCGTTAGATGGTAATTACATTGTAGAGTTTGCAAATCGAATCACCACGGAAACAGAAGCAGCAAAAGAGCAACTAAGGCAAGCAACTCAAAACGATGAGGTTGACAAACAAGTAGAGGCGCAACAAAAACTTGCAAGGCTGGCTGTAGAAGCGCAAAACCTTAAAAATTTAAACGAACAAAGAAAAATGCAAGCAGATAAAACACCTGCCCCAACTACGTTGAATCAAGTTTTTGAAAATAACGTTGCAAACGAGACGCCTGCACCACCTGATCCAAAAGCAGAAGCGTGGGCGGCAAAAAACGATTGGTTTGGCAAAGACGCCGCGATGACTATGACCAGTTTTGTTCATCACCGTCAATTAACAGAGGAAGAAGGGTTTGACGGGACAGAAGATGAGTATTATGATGAAATAGATAAACGAATGAGAGCAGAGTTTCCACATAAATTTGGAGACGCTGTTCCACAAGAAGAAACCCGTCCCGCCCAAACGGTGGCATCTGCTACACGCAGTCCAAAAAGAGGGCGCGGCAAAAACACTGTGAGACTCACACCGTCACAGGTTGCTATTGCTAAAAAATTAGGTGTGCCACTAGAAGAGTATGCACGACACGTGAAGGAGTAAAAAATGGCTACTACTAAAACTAAAGAAAACACTCGAGCTTCACGCGGAACCGAGACTCGTGAAAAACAAGCGAGAAGAAAACCTTGGTCTCCACCATCCGCACTGGATGCACCCCCGGCACCGGAAGGCTATAAGCATAGATGGATAAGAACAGAGGTCCGCGGGCAATCAGACACAAAAAACATGTCGTCAAGATTGCGTGAAGGATATGAACCTGTGAGAGCAGACGAATATCCGGACTTTGAAGCACCAACTATTGAAGATGGCCGGCACGCAGGTTGCATTGGGGTAGGAGGACTGATATTAGCCCGAATCCCTATAGAAACGGTTCAAGAGCGAAAATCTTTCTTTGACAACAAAACTGAAGGTCAAATGGAAGCGGTCGATAACGATTACTTTAGAGACGGATCACATCCATCCATGTCGGTGGCTAAACCCAACCGACAAACGCGTGTAACTTTGGGCGGCAAAAGATCAGTTGATGACAACTAATTTTTTTGTCGGTAATTTAATATCATCTTATTTAGAGGAACTAAATAATGGCAAACGTAGATAAAGCCTTCGGGCTTCGTCCGTATAAAGGTCTTAATGTTGGTTCGGCTGTACAAGAAGCTAATAAATACAATATTAATCCATCTGGTTATGGCACAAGCATCTTTCAAGGTGACTTGGTTATTTTCAATGGCGGATATATTGAAAGAGCAGCGGCTAGTTCAGCTAACATAGTTGGTGTGTTTTCACATTGTTACTATGTAAATTCCAGCGGAGAGCCTACGTTTTCGAATTACTACCCTGCAAGCACAACTGCACTCGGAAGTGGCGACATAGAATGTTACATCTATGACGACCCTAATCAAATGTTTGTTGTACAAGCAGACGGCGCATCGGCTGTTACCTGTATAGGTAGAAACGCTGATACCGACGGAATTGGTGGTAGCACGACTACGGGCGTAAGCACTCGAGAGCTCGACTCAAGCACAATCGCCACAACTCAAGGGCTTCAGCTCAAGATTGTTGGCGTGGTTCAAGATGATTCTAACGGAGACCTCACAGCGGATAATGCAAACTTGGTTGTAATAATCAATGAGCACGCTTACAGAGGTCCTGTAGCTGGAACTTAAGGAGTATAAATAATGGCTATAAGTAGAGCGCAATTAGTAAAAGAATTGCTACCTGGCTTGAATGCTCTCTTTGGACTAGAGTACGATAGATACGATAACGAGCATGAAGAAATTTATGACGTAGAATCTAGTGATCGTGCTTTTGAAGAAGAGGTTATGCTTACTGGTTTCGATGCGGCACCCGTTAAATCTGAAGGAGCCGGTGTAGCATTCGATTCAGCACAAGAAGCCTTCACCTCTAGGTATACACATGAAACTATTGCTTTAGCGTTTTCAATTACTGAAGAAGCTATCGAGGACAATCTTTATGACAAACTGTCAGCAAGATACACTCGTGCGCTTGCAAGAAGTATGAGCAACACTAAGCAAGTAAAAGCTGCTTCTGTATTAAACAGAGCATTCAACTCTAGTTACCCTGGCGGTGACGGTAAAGAGCTTTGCGCAACAGACCACCCAACTGTGGGCGGACCTAACCTGCGTAACGAGCTTTCTACTGCTGCTGACCTAAACGAAACTTCGTTGGAACAAGCACTGATTGACATTGCAGCATTTACAGATGAGCGTGGACTTAAAGTAGCACTACAAGGAGTAAAACTAATTATTCCTAAAGAACTACAGTTCACTGCTGATAGACTCATGGAATCACCTGGACGTGTAGGAACTTCTGATAATGATATCAACGCAGTACGCAACATGGGAATGATCCCTGAAGGCTATACTGTCAATCATTATCTTACCGATACAGATGCTTTCTTCATTAAGACTGATTGTCCAAACGGTTTCAAAATGTTTAACCGTTCACCAATCAAAACTTCAATGGAAGCAGACTTCGATACCGGTAATGTTCGATACAAGGCACGCGAAAGATATTCGTTTGGGTGGTCTGACCCCCGAGCAGTCTTTGGCAGCCCCGGAGCATAAGCTAAACATGGAACCCCGCCGCGGGTTTCTTACTCAACGCGGCACACTTTTCTCTTTATCTTTTCCTCCTTTCCAAGTAGTATGTAATGTATCTAGGGGTAACTTGTCCTACAGACTGACCTAGCAGACAAGCCAAGACGGTAGGACTTATTTTTTCCACAGGAGGAAATTATGGCAAAATCAACCTTTTCAGGACCAGTACAATCACTGGCTGGATTTATTTCGGCAGGAAACGCTAACGTAGTTAGCCTAACCGCTGATACTACACTTACAGTAGCTGCTCACGCAGGCAAAGTATTAATAACCAATGACGCAGACGGTAAATTCACTTTACCTTCTATTGTTGCAACTGCTCCAGGCAGTGACGACGATCCAAACCAAACAAATAATCTAGGCGCCACTTTCACATTTGTAGTTGTTACAGCAGCAACAGATATGGACATTAAAACTGATGGAACCGATAAGTTTGTGGGTGGTCTTTATACTGGTGTGGATGATGCAACAGGAAAAACTTTTATTTCTGGTGCAAGCAACGACGTTATTACTATGAACGGAAGCACTAAAGGCGGACTAGCTGGTAGTATCGTAAAAGTTACTGCAATGGCTTCTGCTAAATATGCAGTAGAAGGAATTATACTTGGTTCAGGTACTCTAGTTACTCCATTTGCTGACGCATAAGGGGTGATAGAATGGCTTTTTCTAATGTAAAAGCGTCTGTAGCACTAGCCGCAACTGGGCAACTGCAAGGGTACATAGGTTCGGGGGCAGGTTCTGCCACCAACCTAGGACCTATTAGAATACAGTCTGTTCAAGCGCAATCAAGTGCGGCGGACGCTGAAATAAAAATATACGACGGAACAAGTGCTTCTGGCACTAAACTGTTGGCACACTTTAAATTTGGCACAGCTGCGAATGAATATTTCGATCATTATTTGCCAAACGACGGGATTCGGTTTGAGACTGGAGCCTACGTTGTTTTAGCAAACTGTGATTTCTTTGTAGCTTATATTTGTTAAGGAGTAAGAAATGCCAGGACTAGGAAGAAAAAGAGAAATGATACGAGAAGGCCAAGACTGGACCCAAGAAGGCTCCGGCTACACAGGCGGCAAAAAAGTTAGGCGCTACATGGGCGGAACAGGTCCAAGAGGTGTTATGAAATACGGACATGGCGGATCTTCGGGATATAAAGCAAGGTCTCGTAGGCCTTAACCATGGCGACTTCAGGGACAACCGCGTTTGACCTGAACGTTGATGAGTTAATAGAAGAAGCTTTTGAACGTTGTGGTCTGGAACTTAGAACGGGCTATGATTTAGAAACAGCTAGGCGTTCTTTAAATCTTATGTTTGCCGATTGGTCAAACAGAGGACTTAATCTTTGGGTCATAGAAGAAAGGACGGAGTCTTTGACAGAGGGCACGGCTAGTTATGATCTTGATACTGATTTAGTAAATGTTTTGTCGGCGGTTATTAGAACCACTTCTGGAAGCGATACAACCGATTATCAAGTAAACAGAATCAGCAGAAGCGACTATCATTATTTGCCAGATAAAACCATAAAAGCGAGACCAACTCAGTTTTATGTAGAAAGATCCATAACACCTAAACTGTATTTGTATCCAGCACCCGAAAACTCAACGGACGTTTTCAGATATTATGCGCTTACAAGAATACAGGATGCGGGCGTGTTTACAAACACACTAGAAATCACTTTTCAGTTTCTTCCGGCCATGGTTGCAGGACTTGCGTATTATATTGCTATGAAAAGAGCACCTGATCGAATACAACTCTTAAAACAAGTGTACGATGAAGAATGGCAGAGGGCTTCTTTAGAAAACATAGACACGGTAAGTTCTCGTTTTCTTCCAGCTAGGACAGTTATATAATGGCTTTTGCAAGTGGCAAAAGAACTTGGGGTATATGCGACATATCGGGTTTTCGTTATCGTTTAAGAGACATGAAGATGACTTGGGATGGTTTTTTGGTTGGCCCAGATCAATGGGAACCAAAACATCCCCAACTAAACCCACCAAATTTCGCTGCTGATCCCGAAGCAATAAGAAACCCACGCCCTGCTAGAGTAGAGCCGGCTTCAGAATCATTGTTGATAAACAACCCTTTTTTGTCTACGGCAAGCAGCGCAGTGGTCACTGTTTTTGAAGACGATCATGGAAGAACAACTGGAGATAAAGTTAGGTTTAGAGGAACTGAGTCTTTTGCTGGACTCTCTTCGTCTGTTTTAGAAGACCCAGATGGATATTCAATAACTGTAATAAATACAGATACTTACAGTTTTGGTGTGTCTTCAGGTACAGCAGACAGTGCTGTAAGAGGCGGAGGAGGCTTTGTTTCAGTGGGCCCTGCTGAAACGTCGTTGCCATTGGATCCTTTTAAAACATTAGCTT